TAGTGGTGGTGTTGGCACTGCCTTGAATATTCCTAATTTTGATCCTCAAGCGGAAGCAAATTTATTCTCGTATGTTCCGACTACAACTGCAAAAGTTAAAGAATCTGTTGATAATGGTATCTTTACGGGCGGAATAACTCAAGATGAAGTTCACTTTGCTGTGATTGATCAGTTGGGACTGTATAACGAAACGAGTGGTGGTTTTGGAGTTACTGGTGCAGTTCTTGAGAAATTTGAAGGTCTTTCTCTCTGGAGAGGCGTTTATGACTCAACAGGTAGAAGTATTTACTACAAAGATTATATCAATTCAAATTCTGAATACATTCAAATTGAAGAAAGTGTTCATAGATCACTCTTCAATGCACAAAAAGAGTTCGGTGGCGCTAGTGGTGGTGATCCACTTTGGTTACCAACATCATCTTTTGTGTATGGACCACTGGGTGTGACCGCAAACGAAGATGATGTGAATACAGGTAATGGTAGACCAAGATATCAAGCATACAACGCTACGCTTGCTGGTGGTGCTGCTGCTGGTGTTACCTACCCATACGAGGGTGTGGGTTCGAACCCAAGTTTCAATGCTGACGTAAACCCACACAGGTATGCGGTTCAAGCAGCATACGAGAAACACTTTGGTGATGCTGATTCGGTGGATATTGACTTACTCATCGGTGGTGCCGCTGAAGGACAGATCTCGAAGAAACTGATTGAGATTGCAGAGAGAAGAAAAGACTGCGTTGCATTCATTTCTCCTCCATCGTCTCCTGCTGGAACTGAATTTAATGACATCTCATATCAAAGTTCATTACAGGGTTTCTCTGGTGCTGATGCAGTCACATCTTACAGAAACACTCAGGGATTCAACTCATCTTATGCTGTCATGGACAGCGGTTGGAAGCAAATGTATGACACATATAACGACCGACTGAGATGGACCCCATTGAACGCTGATGTTGCTGGTATTGTCGCTCGAACCGAAAATACCACCGCACCATTCTTCTCACCTGCTGGTTTCAATAGAGGTCGAGTGCAAGGTGTTGTAAATCTTGCATTCAATCCTAATAAGGCTGCTAGAGATAAACTCTATGCCTTAGGAATCAACCCTGTTGTTTCTTTCCCAGGCGAAGGTGCTGTTCTCTTCGGAGATAAAACACTTCAACGAAGAGGTTCCGCATTAGATCGCATCAACGTGCGTAGATTGATGATTTCTCTTGAGAAAGCAATCTCCACTGCTGCGAAGTTCCAGTTGTTTGAGTTCAATGACGCATTTACACGAAGCAGTTTCATCGCATCAGTTGAACCATTCTTGCGTAGAGTGAAAGCAGAAAGAGGAGTTGATGACTTCAGAGTTGTGTGTGATGAAACAAACAACACTACACAAGTTATCGATTCAAATAGATTTGTTGCTGATATCTTCATTAAACCTGCGCGTTCAGTTAACTTTATCAACCTGAATTTCAGTGTCCTGAGATCAGACGCTACATTTAGCGAAAGTGTAACATAACGGCAAAAACTCTTATAAATATAGAGAAAGGAAGATTAAATGACAACAATTAACGAGTTTTCACAAGCGTTTGGTCAGGGACAAAGATCAACACTTTTCCAAGTGAGAGGTGAGATCCCAGGCTCAAGCACGAATCAAACTGAGAGAACTTTCTTTATTAAGTCTGCTCAATACCCTGCATCGACGATTGGTTTTATCGAGGTTCCGTTCAAAGGTCGTAAAATTAAAAGACCTGGCGACAGAACGTTTGCTGAGTGGTCACTTACTGTTGTTCAAGACGCTGACAACAGAATTCGTGAGGACTTCATTGGTTGGATGAACCAATTGAACTCTCATGAAAATATCACAGGTGCAACGCCTGGACCTGCTTTGTTCCCAACGTGGACCATCGAGGCTCTCCAGCAAGATGATTCAATCTCAGGTGGTCAAGGAATTCAACTCATCAACTGCTTCCCAACCGAGGTTGGAACACTTGAATTTAATTATGAAACAGTCGATACCTTTGCGGAGTTTACAGTAACACTTCAATATGATTACTGGACCTCTCAAAAGTCTAACGACTAATAAAGGATTTATATTATGCCGATTGACTTATTTGGTTTCTCTATCGGAAGAAAAGGTAGAGAAGCCCCGAAACCTATAGACTCGAATACCGAGGGCGGTGAAGGTTTATCCTTCGTCGCCCCCGATTCGTATGATGGTACAATCAATGTTGAAGCGGGTGGTATTTTTGGTCACTACGTCAACTTTGATGAGCAAGTAAAAAACGAGTATGATCTTATACAAAGATACAGAGCGATGGCGATGTA